CCCACCCCGACGTCTCGGTGCTCACGACCCAGCGCGTGATCATCACGATCGACGAGATCCGGCAGCTCGTCACCTCGTCGTACTACTCGCCGTCGGTCGGGCGCTACCGCGTCGTCATCATCGAGGATGCCGACCGCATGACCGAGCGCACCTCGAACCTGCTGCTCAAGGCGCTCGAGGAACCCCCGGAGCGCACGGTCTGGATCCTCTGCGCCCCGAGTGAAGCCGACCTGTTGCCGACGATCCGGTCGCGCGTCCGCTCGGTCCGTCTGCGCGTGCCCGGCATCGAGTCCGTCGCCGATCTGCTCGTCGCCCGGACCGGTGTCGACCGCGCCCTCGCGATGGATGCTGCTCGTCAGGCGCAGAGCCACATCGGCATGGCGCAGCGCCTGGCCACGAGCGAGCCCGCACGTGACCGCCGCCGCCGGACCCTGACGACCGTGCTCGGTGTGCGGAGCGTGGGTGACGCCGTCATGGCGGCCGCCGAGCTCCTCGCCGTCGCCGACGAAGACGCCAAGTCCATCACCGAGCAGCGCGACTCCGAAGAGCGCGACGCGGCCCTGCGCTCGCTCGGGGTCGAACCCGGCGGGACGATCCCGCCGGCGCTCCGGTCGCAGCTCCGCGCCCTCGAGGACGATCAGAAACGCCGTGCGACCCGGAGCCTGCGCGACGGCCTCGACCGGATCCTGGTGGACGTCTCCTCGCTGTACCGCGACCTGCTCCTGCTGGGGCTCGGAGCCCCGGCGGAACCGGTCAACCTGGCCATGCGAGACCAGCTCGAGCACGCGCTGCCGACGACACCGCCCGCTGCCGCGCTCGAGGTCCTCGACGCCGTCGCCCTGGCGCGCCAGCGCATCGCGGCCAACGTGGCGGCACTCCTGGCGCTCGAAGCACTGCTCGTCACCATCGCCCGCGCCCGCCGCTGAGGCACGGCGTGCGACAATCACGGCATGCCCGACGCTGAACCCGGCCTGCGCGAACGGAAGCGCCGCGCCACCCGGCGCGCCATCCAGCAGGCTGCGCTCCGGATCGCCCTCGAGGACGGCCTCGGCGCGGTCACGGTGGACGAGATCTCCCGGCGAGCCGACGTCTCGCCGCGGACGTTCTTCAACTACTTCCCGAGCAAGGAGCAGGCGATCCTCGGGGACGACCCGCAGCTGCCCGACGACGCGGCGTTGCAGGCGTTCGTCGACGGTGGTCCGAGCGGTGACCTGCTCGCGGACATCGGCACGCTCCTCGTGCACTCCACGCGCGAACTGATCGAGGAGCGCGGGCTCATCGAGGAGCGTCAGCAGGTCCTCCGCGCGAACCCGGAGCTGTTCAGCCGTCGGATGGCGTCCATGAAGGAGTTCCAGGCGGAGCTGCAGGCGGCCGTCGCACGGCGGCTCGAAGACGCCGACCCGGAGCTCGCCGCGGACCCTGAGGCGCTTCGTCGCCGCGCCGGTCTCGCGGCCATCGTCGCCCTCGCCGCCCTGCGCCACGCATGGTGGGAGTGGTCGGGTTCCGAAGCCGGGACACACCTGGTCGACGAGCTCGAACGGTCCTTCGCCGAGCTCGGCGTGCTGGTTTCGCGTTCACTCGTCTGAACCTGTATAGTCATTGCTCGTGCCACTCCGGACATGGAGTGTGCGCCGCCTTAGCTCAGTCGGTAGAGCGATTCACTCGTAATGAATAGGTCGTCGGTTCGATTCCGACAGGCGGCTCCGCAGAAAGCCCCGTTCAGCATGGCCCCAGGGTCTGCCGAGCGGGGCTTCTTCGCGTCCAAGGTGCACACAGCAGTGCACACAAGGGTTTGGATGCTGAGGTCCGGATTCGGCAGGGACGCCTCGAGCGCGCGTTGATCACTGCGACCGTGATATCCGGGATACGATCACCGCATGCCTGTACCGAAGTCCCCGACCAGCCAGGGTCCCCGCCGGCTCCTCCGCGACGTCGTCTACGAACAGATGCTCAACGCCATTGAGAACGGCACGCTGGAGGCGGGGGAACGCCTCAACGACGAGGAGCTCACGAGCTGGCTTGGTGTCTCGCGCACCCCCGTGCGTGAAGCGATTGCCCGGCTCGAGTCCGAAGGTCTCGTCGAAATGGCGGCGAATCGATACACACGGATCGCGGCGCTTTCAGGCCCAGCCCATGACGAAGCCGCGGTGCTCATGGCCGCGCTCCACACGTGGGCTGTCTCACACGCCGATCAGTCCACGCCAGAAGCCCGCAAGTCCGCCGCCTCGGCGGCAGGCAAGCTCGTGACCGCACTCGAAGCGCAAGACCTAGATGCCTACCGGAGCCTCCAGGACGCCGTTGCAACGCTGATTGTGGGGCTAGACAACAGACTGTTCACGAACACGGAAACCGCAGTCCGTGGCCGCGTGAAGTTCCACGCTGCAGCCACCGACGCGAACCTTGACTGGGTAGCTGCGATCGACACCGCGCGGGCAGTGGCGGAGCTATGAAGGCCGTCCGACTTGATTGATGCTCGCCAGCCGAGTGAGCGGCGTCGCGCGATACTGGGCGGGTGACGAAAGTAGTAGGCACTCTCCGGTCAACCGAAACGCAGGAGTCCGAAGGCAGCGGCGACAACATCAGCGAGGCAAGGCAGGCCGCGATCGCCGGGCTGAACCTCGAGGGATTCGAGTTGCAGCAGGCGAACACGGTCACGAGCAAGGCGACGGGGGAGACCACCATCAAGGCCCGGGCCCGGTCGACCGCGACGAAGCCACACGAGGCGACCGGTGCGAACTACGACGCAGCGCTGAAGGCCTACCTAACCTCGATCCCGGAAGGTTGGCAGTCGCAGAATCTGCGGGAAGTGCGCCAGTAGTGCGACAGATGCTGTCGGCTTGCCCATCGCCTGATGTCGGCGGGAGGCGGCAGCATCACTGCATGGCCGAGTACAAGTGGGCACCACCCGAGCATCAGGACGTTCCCGTCTACGCTGCCGAGTCGTTGCCGCTCGACGAGATTGGTGAGCCTGCAGCGCTCGATGCTCCGGAGCCCGTGTGGATTGACCACCTGGTCTTCGACCCGATCGGCGAGCTCCCGAGAGTTAAAGCTTTCGCCGTAGCCCAGTCCGATGTTGCCGTGTACGCCGAGATCGCCTGGCAGGGGCGACTGCAGCGCGCATGGGTGCCGCGCTCGAGTGTGAGCCGACGCACGCTGGCACCACGTCGAGACTGATGGCACGTAGACGCCGGGATCGGTGGGCACTCCGCTCGGCGTTCTCGCTTCCTGAGGCGGCGCGAGGAGGGCCCGACTACGACGTCGTGCCGTCGGACCCCGTCTTCGCTTGGTTGCAGTTCCCGGACCGGATCCTCGAGGTCGAGGCGCACGTCATTGCCTACACGGAGCGCGCCGTGCTGGTCGAGTGGGGGTTCGGACAGGCGGCCGACTGCGCGTGGGTGTGGCGAGATGCAGTCAAGGTCCGTCCGTAAACTTTGGGCGGCAATGACGGAGCCTTGTCTGAGCCGACGCAAACGGGGGTGATGGCGGCGACGCTCCGGTGGGGCATGATGTCCGCATGACGACCTTGACGGACACTCAGCGATCGACACGTGGGCGTGATCTGCTGCGGGGTCTCTTCGCGATGCTTGTTGCCCTCGGATTGGTGCTCGGCGGCGCGACGACCGCGCACGCGGCCGACAAGGTGAAGACGCCGAAGGTGACCGGTCAGTCCGCTGACGACGCCCGTGACAAGCTCGAGGATCTCGGATTCAAGGTGAAGCTCAAGGCGAAGCCGAAGTCCGCCGGGCCGGTGTTCCTCGAGTCGAACTGGAAGGTCTCGAAGCAGAGCGTCAAGGCTGGCAAGAAGGTGAAGGAGGGGAAGAAGATTACCCTCACCGTCAAGAAGAAGAAGGCCGCGACGAGTTCACCCTCCGCGACCGCGACGACGGCACCCGAAGCCGATCCAGACGTCACAGCCGCCGGCCTCGACTCCGCCCACGCACTCACCGCCTGCGATCGGTACGGCGACCAGCAGTTCCCCTACGGCTGGAAGGGACACGTCTTCCTCGGCGTCCTCGCGAGCGAGAACCAAGGCGACCACTACTTCGTCAAGTTCGAAGCCGACGTCACCAACGCGTACGACGCCACAGCATCCGGCACCGCCGAATGCACCGTTGGCGGCTCCAACGACGTACCCGTGGTCACCGAGTTCAACGTCTACTGACCTGGGGGAACGACGAGAGAGCCCCGCAGACCTTCATGGTCTGCGGGGCTCTCGTTCGTACTGGTGGCGCTCGCCGTGGGTCAGCGCCGGCGATCGACGGGCGGGACGGGCGGGACGGGCGCGGGATCGGCACTGCGCTCGCGGAGGATGGTGAAGAACACCGCCACCCAGACGATCGCCGCGAAGGTGTACACGGCGAACGCCAGCAGGCCGAAGCCGTCGCCGGAGCTCGAAGGACCGCCCGCGGCGATGGTCGCCGCGACCCGTCGCAGCAGCACCAGCAGGAACACCGGGATCGTGCCGACGAAGAGTCCGAAGAACACGATGCCGAGGAGCGACTTGTACCAGCCTGACCCGATGCCGTAGAGCACCGCGGTCATCAGCGCGAATGTGCCGGCGATCGTCGCCGGTGCCGTGGCCCAGGTGTTGAACCAGCCGTCCATCAGTGTTCCCCTCGGATGATCGCGCGCATCTTCTGCGCGAAGTGGTTCTCCTCGCGACTCTGCCGCATCTGCGCGAGTGGCCCGTTGCGGATGCCGTCGAGGAGCGCGTCGAGGCGGTAGCCCGCGGAACGGGCCTCGTCGCGAGCACGGCGTGCTTCCTCGCGTCCTGCTGTCTGCTCGTTCATGGCGTTACCTCGGCGGCTTGCTCGATGGAGCCCAGCAGGTGGTTGGAGAGCTGCGCGTACTCGACGCCCAGCTCGCGGACGCCGTCCTCGGCCTTCTCGGCTCGGGCCCGCTGCCCGTTGTGTGCTTCGCGCCAGTAGTTCCGGGACTCGCGCATCTCGTCGTACCGAGCGTCGGCCGCCGTGGCGAGCGCCGCGGCGCTGGCGTCCTTCTCCTTGAGCAGTGCGGCGTAGTACTTCTCGAGGTCGGCAACGCGTGCTCGGTGGTCCGCGATCGTGAGGATCTTCCGGGTGGCGAAGAGGCCGACGATGAACGCGAGGCCGCTGCCGGAGATGATGTCCGACACGGACAGGGATCCGCTGATCCACTCCCACCAGCCGGGGACGGTGGCGTCGGGGGCGGCCGCGGCGAGCCATTGGAGCAGCTGCACAGCGACCACCCCCGTTCCGTTGCCCATGCTCAGCTGTCAGCGCCGTCGGTCGGGCTCGGGTCGCCCTGCTCGGTGCGGTAGTCGGTGCCGCTCGGCTTGAACCGTGCAGGCTGCAGCTCCGGCGAATTCGCGGCCGCGGTCTCCTTGGCGACGGCGCGCGGGACCGAACCGAAGCCGATGACGGTCAGCCACCGGTTCACACTCGGGATCGCGATGACCGCGGTGAGTGCCGCGTTGATCGCGACGGCCTGCACGGCGACAGCGGTCAGCCCGCTCGCGGCCGGCCACTGACCCTGCACGATCTGCACGATCTGCGGGACGATCGGGAGGCCCGTCAGGATCGTCGTGAACGCGGTCCGGAGGACCCGCTGCAGGCGGTACCAGATGGCGTCGACCTCGAACCGCTGCAGCTTGGTGATCTCGTGGTCGCCCATCAGACTGCCTTCCCCTGTGCCGCCTCGGCGAGCGACGCGTAGACCGCGCGGCGTTCGTCGAAGTCGCGGGCGTCGAGCACGACGGCCTTGACGCCCTCGCGGTTGAGGACGGTGCGGATGGTGCGGGCGTCGATGCCGGCGCGGTCGACGAGCCAGGTCTTCTTGCCGTCGCGGACGATGTCGACGAAGAGGCCGGGGCCGGCGACGAAGTACGTGTCCTGCGGCTTGCCGGTCTTGTCGTCCTTCCGCTGGAAGTAGGTGAGGGTGTCGGCTGCTGACATGAGGATCCTCCTGAGGGGTTCGGTGGGTGTCGGCTGCGGGGGTGCAGGGGCGAGGTCCGCCGCGGTGCTGGCGGCTCGGGTGGCGGCGTCCGGGTACGGGGCGAGGCGTTCGGTGCGGGTCGCCATCTCGTGGTGCCACGGCTCGCCGAAGTTCGCACCGGTCCACGTGCCGCCGCGTGCTTCGACGAGCGCGTGGAGCTTTACGAACTCGCGGTCAGTGAGCGCCCGGTTCGACCCGTCCGGCATCGTGATGCCGAAGTCGACCGCGTTGCCGCGTCGGACCTCGTCGTGGAGCGAGGTGAACGGCAGCGCGACGGTGACACCGAGAACGAAGCGGTTGGCCCACAGGTAGGACTGCCGAGCGCGAGACCGCATGCCCTCGTTGACCGACAGGGCACCGACCGCGCCGCGGGACTTCTGCCAGGCGTTGAAGTCGACCATGACGGACAGCACCTGCAGCGCGATCCGAGGGGACATGACGAACTGCTCGACGCCGCGGAGGTCCCCGTACGAGGACTTTCGGACGCTGTACTTGGCGACCATGTGGCCTCCTCATGAAAAAAGCCGCCCCGGGCGGGACGGCGGAGCGGATGGGGCGGGGCGGTGCTAGGTGGTGGTTTCACCGCCGAGCGCGTCGATTGCGATCTGCAAGGCGTCCGCGCGGGCGTCACCCTCGGTCGCGATGCGCTGGTACTGCGCGACCTGGTCCCGTGCTGCTTGTGCGTTGCGGCGGGCGGTGTCGCGGTCACGCATGAGCGAACCGACGGTCGTGTCCGGGTAGGTCGGGGGCGCGACGATCGGCTCGTCGGGGATGGGATCCCCGGCACCTGACGTGTCGAGGGTGAGTTCGTCTTCGGTGGCCATGAGGGCCTTTCTGGTCAGGACAGGCGGTACGAGACGGCGTCGAGTCGGAGGTACGTGGAGACTCCGGCGACCACCGAGTAGCTGATGACCCCGTTCGTCGCGATCTGGATTCGGGCGATGAAGCCGCCCGCACCGGCGACAAGGAAGATCTGCGGCTGCGTGGGCTGGAACGGAGCGGGCATCGTGCCGATATTGGCGGCGCTCGAGCCGAGGTTCCCGCCACCGGAAGTGCCGATCTGTCCCTGCAGGTACGCCTGCGTGCCGCTCTTGACCGCGCTCGCTCCGCTGCCGGTGTATCCGCTAGCGACGGGGATCGTGGTTGGTCCGGCCGCGGATCCGCCGATGAGCAGCCCGGTGCCGGAGTCCCACAGCCGGGTGACGTACATGTCCTGGATCCACATGGTGTCGCCGGACGCCTCGACGGACCCAGCCACCGGCAGCGCAACGTTGCCGAAGAGCATGCTGACGGTGTTGTTCACGGCGGAGCGGATCTGGATCATGCCGCGGTCGGCACCGTTCGGAACACCCTCGATCACGCCGGCCGCGACCGCGTTCGTGCCGTTGAGACCCCAGAACGTGAGGACGTTGTTCGCGAGGACGACGCGCTTCCCGGTGGCGGACGTCTGCAGGATCGCGCCGGTGATGACGACACCGTTGAGAGTGCTGACGTCGATCATGCCGGCGGTGATCTTCTTCGCCTGTACGACGTTGACGAACAGGTAGTCGATGACCGCCTGCGACATCGTCGCCCCGGACGTGACGAACAGGTTCGACACGTTCGCGGTCTGGAAGTTGCCGGTCGCTGCGGCGATCTTCTGCGCGACGAGCTCGGCGATGGCCGCGCTGCCGGCGGTGAGCTTGGCGACGTCGAGGTTCGCGATGACCTCAGAGCGGATCTGCTGCGGCGTCCACACCGGGGACGCGAGTGTGCCCGACTGCAGCCACTGCCCGGCGACGTTCTTCGCCTGGTCCCAGAGGAACCAGATCGTGCCCGTCGGCGCAGTCCCGGAAGGGCCCGCGGTGGAGGAGAACAGGATCAGCGGCTTGCTGTCCGCGGTGGCTTGGGCAGCCTTCGCGGCGTTGGTCGCGGCGGTGGCGTCCTGCTGCGCCTTGACCGCTGCTGCTGCTGCATCCGTGGCGTTCTTGTCGGTGACCTGCACCCAGTCTGGGATCGACGTGTCGTAGACCCAAGGGGTGTTGTCGGACGTCCGGATCCAGAGGTTCCCCGCTGCGGCGTTCGCGCCGGTGGGCTTCGACGCCTGCGGGATGACCTTGCCCTTGCCGTTCGCGATGCCGGCGGCCTGCAGTGCTGCGGTGTTCGCGTTGTCGGCCGCGATCTTCGCGACGCCGGCGGCGGTGTTGGCCTGGTCGGCGATGTCCTTCGCCGCGGCCGCTGCTGCGGTTGCGGTCGCGGCGGATGCTGCTGCGTCGATCGCCTTCTGGTCGGTGATGGCCTGCCAGTTGCTCGCGGTGATCGTGCGGTGCAGGGAGTAGACCGCCGGGGAGTTCGCGTTGTTCGACTGGATCGTCAGCACCAGGACTGATGCTGACGGGGTAGCGGTGAAGCCCGCAGGCAGCGTCCATGTCTCTTGGTTGCCGGTCGTGCTGTCGCCCTTGTCGGAGAACACGTAGGAGGCGAGCACGTCCCCGGTGAGGCCGTCACGGAGTCGCGCGATGCTGGACTTCACGATGCTCGCGAGGTTCATGCTGACGGACAGCGTCAGGGCCACCGGGGTGCTCGCGCCCGGCGCGACCGAGATCCGCATGACCTCCGTCTCGGTCTTTGCGGTCGCCGCCGGCAGGATCAGTGCGACGACGTTGGGATCCGGGATGGTGACCGGGCCGTACCGGTTGGGCTGGTTCTTCGGCACACCTGCGGCAGTCTGGGAGTTGTCGATCCACAGGTTCGCGGTGTTGGCGCGGGAGCCGGTCGGCGGGGACACCTGGGTGATCGTCTCGCCCTTGGATGCTGCGAGCCCCGCAGCGTCCCGCGCAGCGTCGCTGGCGGCGGCCGCTTCGGTCTTCGCGCTGCCGGCGGCGACGATCGCGGTCTCGACGTCCTCGGAGAGCCCGTCGACGGTCTGCCCGAAAGCGTCCTCGACGTCCTGCATCGAGTCGGCGATCTCGGCGCGAGCGTCCTCGAGCTCTGCCCGGCCTTCCTCGAGGCGCGCGTCGAGGTCGTCTTCCATCGCCGAGAGAGAGTCCTGCAGGTCCGATGCGGCGTCGCCAGCAGAGGCGATGTCGTCCTGCATCACCGGCAGTGCTTCGTTGGTCGCGGCTTCTTCGGCGACGACGGCGGCGAGCGGGATAGCGGCCTCGCCGCCGATGGTGGTGTTGGCGGTCTGAGACGCGGACCCGAGCCGGGCGATCTGCCGTTCGTGGTCGAGGAGCTGCGCGGCGATCTTGGCGCTCGAGTTCATGCATCGACTCCTTGGCCGTAGAGGAACGAGTCCGTGCGCTCAAGGGAGAGCTCGGTGGTGTTGGCGGTGGTCTCGCTCATGGCGACGATGCGGTGCCACAGCTCGAATCGGCCGTGGTGCGCGACGTCGCCCTGGACGAAGATGTCGTCCCCGACGTGGTAGGTGCCCCGCTTGGAGTTCGGGTGGTCGAGGACGGTGATGCTGTCGACGGCGAGGACGTTCTGCCGCGCGGTGAGCTCGGCGCGGAGCTTCGCGTCGAGCGCCTGCTTCGTTTTCACGTCCTTCGCCTGGAACGTCGCGACGCGGCGAAGCTTGCCGTTGGAGACGCGGATCGATCGGCGCAGCGCGCCGGCACCATCACCGGCACCGATGCCGTACGCCTCAGTCGCCATGTCGCTGCCGTTGGTGGCTGGCTTCAGCGCGACCGAGATGTTGACGCCCTGCACGAAGGTGGGGTCATCGGGTCCACTGAGTCGACGGCCGGCGCGCGGGTACGCGATCCGGATCCGACTCTGCGGGAGGTCACCCGCCCAGTAGTGCTCCTCGGTCCAGTCGAACGGTGTGGACTTGGCGAGCTCGTTGAGCAGCTGCCCGCAGTCCTTCGCCTCCCACGGCTCGAGCGCGTACGCGCCGCCGTCGTCGGTCTCCGCCTGCTGAGCGGCGCTCTTCGCGTCGGCTGCCTTGTCCTTCGCCGCCTTCGCCGCGGCGACGACCTTCGACTGGGCGGTGACGTCGTCGTTCTGCGACTTCACGAAGGCGTTGGCGCTGTTGAGGCTGGCGGTCGCGTCGTTGAGCGCCGCGGTCTTGCTGGTGAGCGTCGTGTTGGCCTGGTTCAGGGCTGCCTGGGCGGCCGCGATCTTCGCCGGGTCCTTCGTCTTCTTCGCCGCGGTGAGGGCGGTCTTCGCTGCGGTGACCGTCTTCTTCGCCGCGGTGACGGCTCGCGACGCGGTCGCGCGTGCGGTGCGCCGGGTTGCGGCGGTCTTCCGGGTGTCGGCGAGGATGTCGCGGAGCCCGGTGAGGGTCTTGTTCTCCGCGGTGTACGTCTTCACCTCGGCGTCGTACGCGACCTCTGCGGCGATGCGGCGCTGGGTGGAGAACGAACCCACCTTCACCGCGGTCGACCCGACGACGGTCAGGCCGAGGTCGGAGTCGGGGAACGACTGCACGTGCGCGACCAGGCGGGCCACGATCGACGCTGGGTCGACCTGTGCCCCATACCAGGCTTCACCCTCGTACGGGGTCTCGAACAGGCAGGTGGGCATGCTCGACACGGTGATCGACCAGGTGCCGTTCTCGCCGTCCCAGCTCATCGCCGTGACCACGCCGCGGAACCGGATCTGCCCATCGTCGTCGAGCGTCACCAGCGTTTCCCACTCGCCGAACATCGGCTTGCCGTCGGACGCAGGCTGCATGACCACGCTCGGGCCGATCGTCAGGGGCAGCGTGCCGACGGCAGAGAGCTGCGGGCCGAACGCACCACGCTGGACGCCTTGCAGGTCGTACGAGAGTACTTCCTTCGACAGCGCCCGCTGGATGATGTACCGCTCGGCCATGCGGGGCTCCTGTCAGCTGATGCGTTCGATGAAGGTGACGTCGGCGAAGTAGTAGTCCGCGGCCGCGGTGCCGATGCGGGCCCCGTTGTTCGCCGCGGAGTTCGGCTGCACGAGCCCGGTGAGCTGCACGGTGGTGCCGCGGAGCGACTTCGGGATCGGGAACGCATCGTTCGATGGGGCGATGAACGGTTGGCGGTACTGCCCGCCGGCGGTCGTCGCGTCGATGCCCTGGGTCGCGAAGAGGTTCGCGGTGGACTGCGCGCCGGCCGGTCCGAAGAAGCCGCGGAAGTTGCCGTACGCGTTGCCCTCGAGGTACTTCATCGCCGTCTCGAGGCGGATGATCGCGTGCGTCGCCCAGTCCGGGACCTGCAGGCCCGTGATCGGCTTCTCCGGGAACGGCTTCCACTGCCCCGTCGCCATCGTCACGTAGTAGTCCGTCGGCGTCGCCGACACCCGGACAGGGAGCGTTCGGGGCGTGGTGAGCTGCCGGAGGTCGGTGATGGTCGCTGGCGTCACGGTGCCGGTCGACTTCGGGAGGTCGATGCGGGCGAGCTCGATCGCGGACAGCCCCTTGTACTGGTCCAGCTCCTGCAGGAACCGGGTGCCGGCGGGGACGTCGGGGATGATGTCGAACTTGTTGTAGGGGCCGTGCACCGGGTCGGCGGGTGCCTGCGCGTTGCCGTCGACGTAGGGGTTGTCGACGCGGCAGATCACCAGGTGGGACCGTCCGCCGCCGGAGCCTGCCGGCGGGACCACGATCGATTCGAGGTCCGCGGTCGGGTTGCGGACGCCGTACGACTGCTGCGACGCGACCCGGTTGAGGATCGTGCCGCCACCCCCAGCGATCTGCACGCCCGCGCCGGGGATGTCGAGCGCGGTGACCTTGAGGTCGCCGGGCGCGCTGACGCCCTGCTTGCCGCCGGTCGCCTGGTACAGCGCCTGCCGGAACACGTCCGGACCGTGCTCTGCGTCGCCGCCGATCACGAAGGGAACTGGGTCGAGTGCCATCGCTACCCTCCTAGGGGGTGGTGTTCGCCGGCCGCCAGCTGATGCGCGCTCGAGGCACGCCCGTCGCTGCGGACCCGGACAGGGTCATCGTGTGGGAGCCGACCGGCAGCGCCGACGCCGGCAGGAGCGTGGACTTCCGGGTCAGCGGAGCGCTCTGGACGCCGTTCTTCGTGACGAAGCGGCGGCCCGGGCGGGTGTCGATCGTGAGCCATTCGTCGTAGGCGAGCGACACCGGGGATGAGAACCGGAACGCGCCGGGCACATCGACGGTGGGGTTGAGGATGGGTCCGAAGACGTCGACGACACCCCACGTCGGCCTGCTGCCGTGGACGACGAAGGTGTTCGAGGCGGTGGTGTAGCCGCGGGCGACGAGTGGGAAGCGTGCGGGGAACACGAATCCGCCGCTCTGCGACAGGGCGAGCGGCACCTCAAGGAACTCCTCGTCGCCGTACCAGAGGTCGTCGGCGGTGGCGAAGTCGGCGGTGATGCCGACCGCCCCCGCGTTGCTCGGGAAGAACGTCGGGGTGATGCGCCTCGTCCGCCCGAACGTCGACCGGCCGGACGGCGCGGTGAGCATGGCGAGCTCGCCGGGCGTTGAGCGGATCGTGTCCGCGCGCCAGGTCTTCCGGAACTCGTCGTACAGTGCCCGGGCGTCGTCGTCGGTTTCTCCGATCGCGGTGAGCCCGAACGCGACCGTCTGCCCGGCGAACGTGTCGACCCCGAAGGTCGCCCCGTCCACACCGGGCAGCGTGCCGTCTTGCGTGGCACGTTCGGTATCGCCGATATCTGGGGCGATCGCGAACGGGTACCCCGAGCGCTGCGAGCCGAACGGGATGACCCCGTCCGGCCCGCAGTTGATGGTCCAGTCCCCGTTCACTGGCGGCCTCCTCGGCGCATCGATTCCATGTGGTGGCTGACGTCGTCGAGGTCCTGCCGCACGTTCCCGGACCCCGTGAGGTGCAGATGCAGCGGCGCGCGGCCTTCACTGGGTGCCCGGTTCCCGCCGAGGAGGTTTTCCTTGATGCGCGGGGTGAGCGGCACCACGGCCTCGTCGTACCGGCCTTCACCGACGTTGACGAGCGATCCGCCCGGCCGGCGGCCGATGAGCGCGCCGGCGGCGAGCTGCGGCACGTTCTGGGACATTCCCTTGAACTCGAAGTGCCACGGCTCCCGCTGCGAGAACCCGAGACCGGTGTTCGCCCAGCCGTACTTCGCGCCGTTCGCGCGGAGCCACGACTGACCGCCGGCGACGTCGGCAGCGCGGCCGAGGCCGTGCACCGACGTTCCGGGGGCGGCTGCGAGGTTGCCGCCGTTCTGGAACAACGACCACCGGTACGCCTGCGCCTTGAGGTCGCGGTACCCCTCCGTGAGCCGGAGGATGCCACCCGATGCCTTGTTGGCGAGGTTCCACGCGGCGGCGGCCCCCTTCTGCAGGAGTCCGCCGGTCGCGCCGACACCGGAGCCGGGAGCGAAGCCACTGGCCTTCGCCAGCGCCGACGACGGGAGCTGCCCGTTCGCGCCGTTGCCACCGAAGGCACCGACGTCCGAGGCGATCCCCTTGATCTTGTCGATGACGCCGGAGAGGACCTTGCCGCCGACGCCCTTCGCCATGTCGAGCATCGCGCCGGCACCGGGTACCTTGCCGATGAGGCCCTTGACGAGTTTGCCGAGGGTGCCCATCGGGTCGGAGACGACCGACTGTGCGGTCTCGGCGGCGTTCTTCGTCCAGTCCCACGCCTTGCCGGCCTTGCCCTTGAGCCAGTCCCACCCCGACGCGATGTTCTTCCCCGCGTCGCTGACGAGACCACCCTTGGCGTACCCGTTCCGGGCGATGTCGTAGAGCCGGCCGACGCCGAGGCGCGCGGTCTGCTCCTTGGTGAAGACGAACTCGCCTGCGTGCACGATGCCGGCAGGGTCGAACTTCCCACCGGGGCCGGTGTAGCCACCGGTGGCGAAGCCCTTGGGGAGGGAGACGTCCGGCAGCGGCTTCGTGTGGAAGACCTTCGCGAGCTTGTTGAAGTTCCCGATGATGCCGTCCTGGATGACGGTCTCGACGATGAACTTGATCGGGGCCTTCACCGCGGACTTCACGAAACCCCACGCCTTGGCGATCCCGTCCTTCATGACCGTGAACGCCGCGGGGATGGTGACCTTCGCGATGTTGACGATCTTGTCGAAGACGGGCTTGATCCAGGAGTTCCAGACCCCGCGGACGACGCTGCCGATCCCGGAGAAGACCGGGCCGATGATCGTGTCGCGGAGCCAGGTGAACACCGGACCGAAGGTGTTCCGGAGGAAGCCGACCACGGCCGAGAAGATCGGCAGGACCAGGCCGTTCCACCAGGCGGATACAGCCGAACCGATCCAGCTGAACACCGGCGAGATCACGCTGGACCACAGCCAGGTGAAGGCGACACCGAGGGTTCCCCGGACGAAGCCGACGGCGAAGCCGAAGATCGACGAAACCGTGGTCCACCAGACCGAGATCGCCGCACCGATCCAGGCGAAGACGGGCTGGATGACACCGGTCCACAGCCAGGAGAACGTCGCACCGAGGGTGTTGACGATCAGGCCGACGATCCCGGAGACGGCCGAGCCGAAGAGCTTGGCTGCCCAGACGACGATCGCGCCGATCAGCTGGAAGATCGGGGAGATCCAGCTGTTCCAGAGGTAGCCGACGGCGTTGCCGATCGCGGTGAGCGGCGGCTGGATGTAGTTCGTCCACAGGGCGACGAAGAACCCGCCGACGGTCTGCACGGCGAGGCCGATGCCGGCGAACGCGGGCTGCAGGATGGTCCGCCACAGCCAGGTCGCCCCAGCGGCGATGCCGTCCCAGGCGGGCTTGATCGCGTTCTCCCAGAGCCACACGAAGGCGTCGCCGACCGCTGCGACCGCGACCTTGATCGCGGCGAAGGCGGTCTGCACGATGGCCTGGCCGAGCTTCGTCTGGGTGAAGAACCAGACGAGCCCGGTGACGAGCGCGCCGACGATGGCGATGATGATGCCGATCGGGCCCATCGCGACCTTCACGGCAGCGCCGAAGATGCGAAGTGCGCCAGCGCCGATGAGTGTCGCGACGGTGCCGACCGTCGTCGCCGTGGTCGAGATCCGCTGCGCGAGGGTGAGGCGGCCGAGCGCCGAGGCGTTCTGGTTGGTGACGCCGGTGTTGGCGGCGGTCGCGGCTGCGGAGACCCCCATGCCGCGCGCGGCCGCGTACTCGAGGCGCGCGGCCTCGAGGCGGAGGATGTTTCGCTTGATCTGCACCGGCAGTGCCAGGAGCTCGGCGGTGCGGAGCACGACCGACGCCCCGGCCGTCGCCCGGGAGGCGAGCTGCCAGGCGATGAAGCCGGCAACGATCAGCGGCATGTACTTGACGATCGTGTCGACGTGGTCGGCGAGGAACCCGAGCCCGCCGGCGAGGACGGTGATCCCGGCCGCGGCGAGCTTGCCGGCGGAGTCGCCGAGCTCGGGGAGCTGGTCGCGGAACGCGGTGAAGGCCGGGGTGAGCTTGGACAGGGACGCGCCGACGCTGCCGAGGGCGGTGTCGGTGTCGCCGCTGCTGAGCGAGGTGAAGACGTCGCGGACCTTGCCGGCGAACGCGGAGGCCCCGGCGATGACCTTGCCGAAGTCGACGCGGTCGATCCACCCTGCGAGGGCAGCCATACCGGCCGAGACCTTCTCGTTGAGGACGTCCGCGTAGGGCTGCAGTGCTGCCGTGCCACGGTCGACTGCCCCCGTGATGGAGGTGAAGAGCGTGGTAGCGCCAGCGACAGCTCCGGAGAGGAACATCGCGCCGAGACGACCGAGGGACGCGCCGACGTTCGCCCACGCACCGCGGACGGTCTTCCCGGAGGCGAGGGCCGCGCCGCCGATGTTCTCCTCGATGACCTTGCGGAAGGTGGCCGAGTCGACCTCGCCCTTGCGGACCATGTCGGACAGGTCGTCGGCGGAGACCTTGTACTCGTCCTGCAGCCACTGGAAGATCGGGATGCCGCGGTCGGCGAGCTGGTTGAGGTTGTCGGTGTAGACCTTGCCGCTGGTGGTGGTCTTGTTGATGATCGAGCCCATCTCGCCGAGCGAGGTGCCCGCGATGGTGGCTGCGTCAGCGGTGAGCTTGAGGTACTTCGTGAGCGCCTGGCCGGGCTTGATGCCGGCGGCGACGGCGTTCGAGGCGACACCAGCGGCGTCGCCGAGCCCGAACGCGGTGCCCTTCACGGACGCGAGGGCGCTGTCCATGATCTTGGCGATGCCCTCGGTGGAGGTCTTGAGCCCGGCGAGCTTGCCCTTGGCGTCGTCGATGTCGAGGAGTCGGGCGATGCCCTTCTTCGCGGCGACGGCAGCGATGCTCGCGCCGATGGCCGTGACGCCCGCACCGACGATTGCGGTGGACTTCACGGCCATCGACCCGACCGACTTGAGGAAGCCGGGCGACATCTTGCTGCCGATCGACGTACCGAGTGCTTGCGGGTTGATCTCCCGCTCGATCGCCCGGCCGGCACCCTTGGCCTGCGGAACGACGGAGACGTACGCGATGGCGGACTCAGTCGACATGGGTCAGGCCCTCCCTGTTTCTTCGCAGCACCTCCCGCGCTGCTGCAGGGGTGAGGTTGGTCTTGCCGAGGCGGTTGGTGTTGGCGTTCGGCCAGGGGCGCGGGTATGGCTTGGGGCGGGGGCTGCCCTTGGTCCACTGGGCGGCGGCGAACTGGTCCATCGAGTCCGCGTTCTGGATCCACTCGCGGCTGACGGGGAAGTCCCATCCGTGCTGCGCGGCGAAGAGCACCGAGGCGGTGTCGCGGGTCGCGACACGCAGAAGGCGGTCGACCTTGACGTGGTCGACCGCCTTCGCGATCTGCTCTTCGGTGGACCCCTCGTCGTCGCCGATGTCTTCGACGTCGATGCCCAGCTGGTAGAGCTCCCAGACGAGCTCGTCGGGGTAGGACTCCGCTAGCTGTCGGAGTCCTTCGATTCCCCCAGGCCGACGTGCTCCGCCCAGTGCTCGAAGACCGTCTCGATGTCCTCGAGGTCGACGACGGCGCGGAAGTCCTCGGGCAGGACGAGCTCGAGGAACTTGTCCATCGTGGCGACGCCGAGTTCGCGCTGCCACTCCTCCTGGACCTTCTTCTCGGGGTTCCGCGGCTTCTTGTACTGCGCGCGGATCGTCATGATCTCGGCCGGGATACGGCCGGCGAGCGAGTACTCGGTGCCGTCGTACTCGACGACGAGCGGCGGACGGGACTTGGCCTTGATCTGCAGGGCCTTGGTGGCGGTTTCGCCCATGGTGGTTCTCCTAGCTCGGTGGGAGTGCTCGGAGGGGGTAGGAGGTGTGCCGGGGCCCGAGCGCCCCGGCACACCGGTTGGTCACTCCTTGGGCGCGGACGCCTTCGAGGTGGTCTTGGGGGTCGCCGTGCTGGCGTCGGGCTTGTCGCTCGACTCGGCGGTGGCGGGCGGGGGCGTCGACTTGACGTCCTCGCCGGTGATGAGGACCCAGATGCCCTTGTCCTGGACCTCGCGCTGCTCCGGCGTGACTTCCCGGATCTCGTCCGTCCGCATGTTGCGGACGTGCATCGTCTTCGCGGCGGCCATGTCTCAGGCCCCCGCGGTGGTGTCGAGGGAGCCGTACCACTTGACGGCGGAGTAGGACTCGCCCGTCTCCTCGTCGGTGATCTCGTAGCCGGTGATCGTGATCTCGTAGCCGATGGGCTCGCCGTTGACGTAGATCTGGTCGCCGACCTCGGTGATCTCGCCGTCCGGGACGTCGACGCGGATCAGGTCGTCCTCGTCGATGACGTCCACCGCGAACCGACGACGGCCGCCGGTCTTCGACGGGTTGATCTTGATCGAGCCGTTGTCGGCGACCTTCGCGCCGTAGTAGAGCTCGATGTTCTCCTTCTTGGTCTCGAGGAGGATGCACTGGTACTTGATCGAGGACTCGGTGACGGGCTCGCGGACGAGCGCGCCGTTCTGCCACGCGCGGATCTGGTTCGTCGACCGGTCGCGGGTTTCGGTCACACCGCCGTCGCCGATGTAGCCGTGGTCGATGTAGCCGGTCAGCGCGCTGGTGGCGCTGGTGGGCCGCGTGGCGGTCTTCGGGGCGCTGTACACCGCGCCCGTGACCGCTACGCGGACGTTCTCTGCTTCGAGGGACACGAGGGCCCTTCCTTCCAGTTGTGGTGTGGTGGGCGTGTGCCCCTGGGGTCCCTGCTCGGCGGGAGGAACGGGAGAAGCCCCGCCGGTGGCAGGGCTTCGAGATGGGGGGTCAGAGGCTGCGACCGCGATGTCGCAGCTCGAGCTGCGCGGTCTGCTTGAAGTAGCCGTCCGCCGCGGGATCCGCGTTCGGACCGCCGTTGACCTCGGCGAACGTGATCGGGGAGCCGTCGACCATGCCGCCGGCACCGCGCGAGGTCGCCAGCGCGAGGACGAGGTTGATCAGGTCGACCGTGTCGCCCTGGTCGTCGGTGATGACGTCGACCGTGACGTAGGAGGTCCGCACGGTGTTGCTGGTGCCGCCGCCCGGGCTCGTCGTCAGCACGACCGCGCGGCGGCTGTCCGGCGACTTCCGGTCGGAGACCTCGACGCCGGCCGCGTGCGGCTCGCTGCGGGCCGTGAGGAGGGCGTCGGTGCGCCGGATGAGGTGGGCGAGGAAGTCGTCGTAGACGATGCCGTGCACGGGTCCTCCTAGCGAGACTGGGCGTTGCTGAGGACCTGGCGCATCGCGGAGATGAGCCGGGCACGCTGCCAGACCTCGGCCTCGACGCGGAGGCGGACGCGGGAGTTCGAGGAGCCGACGCCGGTGCGGATCGCGGTGACGGTCGCGCCGCCTGGGATCTGCGCGGCGATGTCGTCGGCGAGGGGGCGCAGCTGGTCCTCGATGCCCTTGGACGCGAGGACGGCTCCGAAGCCGCGGCGGTTGAGGACGACGCGTGATTTAGGCACTGACGTAGTCCTTCCGCTCGAGCTGCACGACGGAGCCGGGCTTCCAGTCGCTCATGCCGGTCGACCAGTCAGCTTCGTCGGCGAGGACCTTGTAGTGGGTGCCGCGGACGGTGAGCTCGTCGTCGGAGCCGATGCCGGCGACGGCGGGGAGGTAGAGGGTGATCCGGGTGCTCGAGGTGTTCTCGGCGGCCCCGGTGACCTCGTCGCCGAGGTTCGGCGCGATGAGTACGTCGTCGAGCGGGGTGTCGGCGTCGGCGAGGATCGGCTTGTTGTACCGGTCGCGCTTGCCGGTGTCGGTGCGGTGGTGCCAGGTGACGGTCTCGCCGAGCATCAGTACCCCTGCACGATTGAGGCGTACGACTTCACGCGGTACGACTGCGCGGTGCGGACGTCGTCGGGGGCGAGCCGGGGGGACGCGCCCTGCGCCCAGGCCGCGTACGTCTCCTGCGAGCTGAACGGGCCGCGGGTCTCCCCGCGCTGGCTGACGCCGGCGCGTGCCCGGGGGTCTGCTTCGAGCAGCTGGGCGACGATGCCGGCGACGGTCAGCCGGACGAGGTCGGGGACCTTGTCGTAGCCGTGCTCGTAGTCGACGACGACGAACGTGCCGGTCGGTACGGGCACCTCGAGGCGCTGCCCGATCAGGGTGAACCGGTCGCCAGGCTCGCCGTCGACCGTGTGCACCAGCTGGGCGGGGCGCTGCGGGAGCGTGAGTGCGCCGGCATTCACCCGGAGCCGGTTGGTGGACCGGCCCCGGGTGAACTGCTGGCGGGCTTCGAGGCGGAACAGCTCCGACACCTTGAGGAGGTGTCCGGGGATCTGCTTCGTCTCGGAGGCGGTGGGGTCACGGCCGAGGAGGGCCGAGACGTCGTTGGACTCTGCCAGGGCGTTGTCGGCCATGACCTCACTCCTCTCAGGACGCCGCGGGGGCGGTGGTGCTGTACGTGACCTTGATGCCACGCACGAACTGCAGGGTCGGCTTGTTGTCGCCGTCGAGGACGAGGGAGCCGTCAGCGTTCGTCTTCGGGTCCGTGACCGGGGCCGCGCCGGCGAAGGCGTGGACCACGGAACGGTCCTTCAGGTGGTCGCTGTCGTAGTCCCACAGCTGCGTGACGGCGAGACCGTTGCCGGCCGCGACGCCGCCGCCCTTGGCGACACCGTTCGGGACGACCGGGGCCACGACGACCCAGGCGACGGCCGACTCGTGCACGAAGTACGAGGCGGTCGGGTCGAGCTCGTCGAGCTCGACGATGGTGAAGCCGCCTAGACGACCCACGACACCCTCACGCAGCGCCTCCGGCAGACCCGAGGTGTCGACCTCGAGCAGCTTGTCGTTCGACGCGATCGCCTCGGAGACGTCCGCACCGACGAGCCAGTAGCGGCCGGTGGCCGGCACGTGCGCCTTCTGGAACAGCTTCCGGGCGCGGACCGCGACCTTGCGCGGGTCCGACTCCATCGGGTCGGCGGAGTTCGGGTTGAACTTCACCGAGTTGACGAACGTCGCACCGGTGAGCGCGGTGACGACCGTCGCCGCGACCGCCTCAGCGACCGCGGTGACCTGCGGTGCCTGGATGTCGCGGACGTAGTCGACCTCGTCCAGCGTCTCCTCCTCGGGGGAGAGCTGCACCGCGCTGTAGATGTGCTGGTCCAGGGTGAGCTGGATCTTCGTGTTCACCAGCTTGTCGATGACGATCGCGTCGTCGCCGCGCCACTCCTTCTTGCGAGCGACGAGCACCGCGGGGCGCTTGATGCCGATGGTGTCGCCCTCGGCACCCTTGAAGTCAGCGACGCCGTACTTCGTGGTGAAGAGCCCGGGGGCCTTGATGGTCTTGCGGAGCAGAGCCAGCGCGGTTGCCGCCAGCTTGGTGCCCTTCGTGAAGATGTTCGCCACGATTCCTCCTTGGTTGGTTGAGATGGCCGCGTGGGGTTCGTGGCGAACACCAGCGGGGGTTACCTGGCGGTTGCTGCCGCCACGACGTCGTCGACCGACAGCTCGCCTTCACCGATCTGCTGACCGGCCTGTCCCTGTCCATCGGCCGAGGGGCCGGCGGGCGGGGCGGGGATCAGCTCGAGCAGTTCGTCGGCGTGCGCTTCGAGCTCTTCGCGAGTCGTGCCGCGGAGGGCGGACGCCTTGATCTTGCGATCGGCGAAGCCCTTCTCCTTGGCGATGTCCTCGCGGAGCTGTCCGGCGGCCTCCTTGGCATCGCGTTCCGCGATGGCCTTCTCGGCTGCCTCGGCGCGCGCCTGGGCCTTCTCGAGCTCGGTGCGGCTGGCCTCTTCGTGCTCGTCGAACTTCTTCGCCTTGTCGGCGTTGTCCTTCGCGCGCTGCTCGTTCTGCCGGGAGAGCGTCTTCCACTTCTCGGCTTCGGCCTGTGCTGCCTGCAGCTGCTCCTCGAGCGTTGCGCCCTCGTCCTGCTGCTTCTTCTTGTCGTCGTCCGACATCGGTATCTCCCGTTTCGGGTTGATGGTTGACCGTTCCGGTCACTTCCCGCGGATGCGGGAGGTCAGGTGAGCGCTGCGATGTCCGCGGCGCTGGTGAACTTGTCGGACCGCCACGCGAGGGTCGGTCCGAGCTCGCCGTGCTCGTTGACCACGACGAGGTCCGTGTAGTCACTCAGCGGCTTGCCGGCCGACGACGTCTTCTCGATGCCGAGGTCACGTGCACCGCGGTCGGACGGGCCGCCGAGCTTCTGGTCGATGAGCGCGTGGGTGCGCTCGAGCAGGTCCGGGTCGAGGATCGTGCCGGGCCCGTCGGACTCCTTGACCGGCTGCACCCCGCAGTCGCAGCCGGGGTGGATCGGCATGAGCTCGTGCTTGGAGTACTTCTGCGTCGAGGCGATGGCACACAGCGCGCAGTTCTCGAGGCCGGTGAGGACCCGGCGGTAGCCGTAGAACCCGGATGCCTCGAGCGCGCGCTGCGCCTGCCGGTTCTTCGCCTGCTGCAGCTCGGTAGCGACGATGGTGAGCATCCGGTCGAGGCCGTACGCGACCGCCGCGTCGAACGGGGAGCCGTTCGACAGCGCCGTGTACAGCGTGACCGCGCCGCGGCGGTAGACGTCGGCCGAGGGCGTGCCCCGGTAGCCGAGGATCGCGTCCCGGTTGACGGTCGCCGGCGCGACCTCGGTGCCGGCGATGCGAGCAGCCTGGCCGATGTACGCGCTGGTGAGCGTCGCGGTCGCGAGCTGGCTGGCCTGCACCTGCGGGAGGATCTGCGAGATCAGCCGGTCGATGTCCGCGTCCCGGTACGCCGGGGACGCATCCCACCGCGCGGCGGTGACGGCGAGCGTCCGGTCGCGGATCTTCGCCGTCGTCGCCTGGTGCGCGTCGGTCAGCTGGTCAAGCGTTGCCAGTGCCACCGGCTGCTCCGATCAGGGTCGCGGTGAGCAGGGCGTCGGAGGTGGCGTTGGACTCGTCCTGGTCGATCTCGTCCGGCGACATCCCCATGATGTTCTGCTTGATCCATCGGGCCGACATGCCGGCCTCCTTGGCCTGCTTCGCCGCCAGGGTCTTCTCACCGAATGAGATGTGCTCGGGCGGTTCCCACAGCAGCTCGACGGTCTCGCCGTCGTCGACGCCGAGCACGCGGAGCGCTTCGAGGAGGGACCCTTCCATCGGTGCGGTCGCCCGCGCGATGCGGTTCTTCGCCTTCTGGATCTCGCCCTTGTTCGCGTTCTGCGCGCCCTCGGCGGACTGGTTCTCGCCGGACGGGATGAACACGGACAGCGGGGTGAGCGTCACGGCCGCGAAGTCGCGTGCGTCGGTCTTCTCACCTTCGAGCAGCGGCCGGATGTCGGTCTCCGCCGACTCCCACACGTCGATGCCGTCCGGGAGGTCCCAGAGCGCGCCAGGGGCAGGGTCGAAGACCTTCGCCCAGTCGATGTCGTTGCCGTCGTCGTCCTGGGTCGGCAGGCCGCCCTTGATGGCGCGCTGCTTGAACGCCTGCATCGCGGTGACGACGAGGCGCTGCAGCTTGCCGAGGTTCGCGCGGTCGATGACGTCGATGTGCGGCTCGAACTCGGCGACGCCGCCCTTGTTCTCGAGGACGTACACCGGGACGCCGCCGGCGTGGAGCTCGGCGGGGCCGTCCTCCTTCCAGTCGCCGGCGACCTGCGGCTGCGGAGTGCCGTTGTCGTTCGTCGACTTGCGAGAGAACAGCTGCCGGACGCTGGGGAGCCAGACGAGCGCGTAGTCCTTCCCGTCGTCGGGGTCCCGCCATGCCTTGAGCGCAGCACGGGCGCGCCAGGGCTGCGTCGGGTCCGGAGCGGTGATGACCTGCTCAGGCAGCTCGGAGGTGATGATCGGCCGGCCGTCGCGGACGCCGGTGACGAGGTAGCCGACGCTCGTGGTGAGCATGTTCGCGATCGCGTCACCGAACACGACGTCGAGGCGGTTGTCGCGCCAGACGCGGCGCGCGGCGAGCACGCCGGGGCTCGTCGTCGATGTGCCGACGCGGACCCCGTTCGGGACCATCCGTCCACCGAGCGATTCGCACGTGAGGCCGCCGTAGTTCGTGCGGGCCTTCTTCTGGAATGCCTGCCACGACTCGCGGGTGTTCTTGCCCATCTCGGGCATCGGGGCGTTGCCGTTCGCGTAGGAGCGGTTCGTTGCGATCCGCTTCTGGCGGGCGTCGAGACGCTTCGCCAGGATCGGGAGCCATTCGGCCGGGGTGGTAGCCACGGGTCTCCTCTCAGCGGATGCGGCGGGCGACGGTCTTCTTCTTGGTGAGGTTCGCGCCGAGGGCGTCGATGCCGGCCGCGTAGGCGAACATCGCACCCCAGGCGGCGTCGATCTTCGAGCCGTCCGGGTCGTGTTCGGGCTTCATCAGCACGTAGCCGGACCGGCGACGGTCGCGGCGGGCGTTGATGAAGTGCGAGGTCAGCTCGGGTGAGCCGTCGTAGGTGATCGACTCCTTGCCGGCGGAGATCGCCGACTCGAGCTGGTCGAAGGTGCCCGTCGTCCGGGCGAGGTCCTTCTGCCGCCACCGGATCGGCTCGTCGCGGGACATCCGGACCTTGAGCCGCTTCGCGTACTCGGCCTCCCACGTCTTCACGTGGCCGGCCCAGCCCGCGGACGGGTCCGCGTAGAACCCGACGACGTTGTAGTCCTTGAACGCCTGCCGGACGGCCGCCTCGATCTGCAGCACGGGTGGTCGCCAGCCCTCGCCGGCGGGCCCGTCGGGCTGCTCCCAGACGCCGATCTTGAACAGGTGGCGCTGCGTGACGGAGTACCCGATAAGAACCGTCGAGTCGGCGGTGCCCTTGCCGGGCTTGCGCCCTTCCGAGCCGTCGAAGCCGAGCGTGACCGGTTCCGTCTTAGAGATCACCTTGTCGAGCCCCTGGATCGCCTTGAGCTCGGGCTGCGAGACGAACGAGTTGGTCGCGTGGGTGATCTGGTTGAGGAAGTCGGCGCGGAGCACCTGCGGGTCGTTGGACGTGTCGAGGAACGCCAGCATCTGCCGCTGGATCGGGGCCCAGCCGGGCTCGCACGGCGGGTCGTGGATGACGCAGCCGTCGGGGTGGTCCGAGCTGTCGCCGTACGCGTACCGCAGGCCGTACTCGAGCGACGCCCGGTCCGCCGGGTCCGTGTCCGCCGGCGCTTCGCGGTGGTCGTACAGAATCTGGCGGGCGGCAGCGAGGTCGGGGTACTTCCCGGACTCGATCAGGTCCCAGTCGCGTGCCGATGCCTCGGCGACCGAGTTCTCACCCGGGGTGAACGCGTTCGGGGACTCGATCGTGACGCCGGATGCCTTCGTCGAGTTGTTGCGGATGTTCTGCGCGAGGCGGAGACCGCCGTTGCCCTTCACCCACTCCTCGGTCTGGTCCATGATCGCGGCGACCTGACCGGGGAGGCCCTTGATCGACCGGCCGGACGAGGTGCGCGGCTCAATCTTGCCGCCGGGGATCCCGATGAACGTGTCCATCGGGTCGACGTCGAACTCGTTGACGAGCGAGTCGAGTCGCGCCATCTCGAGCATCGGTGCCCACGTGTTCTGCACCTGGTCATCCGACGTCGCCGTGACCGGGACGTTGATGATGCTCTTGAAGTCGATCCACGGGCGGGCGACGGGCTGACCGAACGCATCCCACCCGTCCGGGACGACCTCGAAGAGTGCTTCGCTGAGTCCGATCGCACCGAGCTTCGGGGACTTGCCCCAACCTCGCGGGCGCTGGATGATCGCGCGCGTCTTGATGCGCCGGCAGGTGAGCGGGTCGATCTCGTAGAAGGCGACCAGGAACTCGAGCTGCTCGCGCGTGACGACGTACTCAAGGAACTCGGCCATCTGGTCGGCGACGTGGTAGCCGAGCGTCGGGAACGTCTCGCCTTCGAGCGGTCGCCACGGCATCAGTTCGCCGTCGCTTCCGGGGGAAGTGCGGTGCCGCCGAAGCGCTCACGCGAGCTGGGGCGACGCGCTGTGGTCTTCGTCTCGGCCTCCTCGGCCTGCGCGAACGTGATCCGGAGCCGCGCGCGGTCCTCGGGTGTCGCGCCGAACTTTGCGGTGCGCAGCCGGAGCTCGGCGGCGAGCTTGATGTCGCCGTTCCAGTACCGGGCGTGGAGCAGCGCCGTGTCGCGGAGCTCGGACCAGTCCGTCGCGGTGAAGTCCAGCGACAGCGGCGAGGTCGCCCACATGTCCCACCACTGCCGGGTGATCGCCGGCCACGTGAACTCGCGGAGCTCGCCGTCCTCCTCGACAGAGATGGTCGGCAGCTCGGGCTGCGCGACGACGGCACGCGGGAGGATGCGGACGACGGTGGGGTCGGAGTTGCGCCGTGCGCGCTTCTTCGGATCCTTCGGTGCAGGGCCGTGACCAGGCATGGTGAGCTCCCGTTTCGGGTGAGGCCGCCTGCTCCGTTTCGGTCAGGGGTCGAGTGGAGCGCCCTGCCGGTGAAATGTCAGGGTGCGGTAAAACGGGGTGAAAACCCCAGACCCGTACACGGCGAGAGCCACAGCACCTCTACGACCAGGACGGACCCGGGGGGAGGGGGTGGACGGGGGCCTCTGTGCGCTCGCGTGCGGGACGTTCGTCGCGGCTGCGTCTACCTGAGTCCCGGGTGCTTCTCGCGTGGCTTACGGGCCGACGGGACGCGCGTGAATCGTCGTGCTTCGAGTGCTTCGCGTGCGGTCTTTTTCTCGTGGTGCCATGAGCAGAGCCACTGCAGGTTCGAGAGTGCGTGGTTGTCGCCGTGCACGATGTGGTCGCAGTCTGTGCCGACCTCAACGCAGCGTGTGCCGTCGCGCATGGTGGCTTGGCATCGACCGCCTGCTCGATCGCGGACAGTGGTGCGCCGCTCTTCCCAGTCGCGCGGGAGTCGCTGCTTGCGTGTGCTGCCTGACCACTGCTCACCCACGTCGTGCTCCTGTCGTCAGCGCTCGTCGTCGAGCTGCCATGCGTACAGCGGCGCACCCTCGCCGTCGTAGCCGATGGGCTCGAGCGAGGTGCGGGTGTTCGTCCTGGTGCGGTGTGCGGTCATCGGGTCGGGCTGGCCCACCGCGGCGACCGGGGCGTCGGTACCCATCCGGGCATCCAGGGTCTCGGGGTATCCGGGCTACCGGGGCAGCCGGGCGATCCGAGGGTCCCGGTTGGCTGTGGCTCCCCGGACTGCGGGCTCCCGGCCATCGCTGGTCAGGCCGCAGTGGTTGCACCAGGGTTCCTTGCGGTCCCGGTGCTGCACGGCTTCGTGCATGTGCGTCTGCGGGCTGCTCACCGTCTGCGCTCGGGGTGTCTCGGTGACGGTCAGCGTGGTCGTGCTCGGGTCGAGCTGGTTGCCACCGCCCGAGGTCGTGACGCGCACGGTGGTGTCGTCCGGCTGGCCCTCGATGAAGGCACGCAGGTCGCCGACGGACAGCTGGCTGGACTGCACGGTCATCGTGCGACTGGTGCTGATGCGGGCGGTCATGATGCCTCCACGGGCAGGTAGGTGACGGTGCCGTCGGACAGCATCAGGTCGACGCCGATGACCGCGCCGGCTGTGCGCTTGACGTCGAAGCGATCAATCTCGGCAGTGGTCTTAATGCTGTTCGCGAGGAGCAGTGCGCGGATGTCGGAGAGCTTCATTGCGTTCCTCCCTTGCTGACGTGGTCGGCCGTCCCGTCCGGGCTCCGCATGCCAGCGCGGCTAACCTCGGGGATCGCGGCCTGAGGGGTCCCGCATCGAGCGCCAACCCGAATGGACTCGATGCGGAAGAGGGTTCCTCGTGCTCCCGCCGCGTGCGTTGGTTCGCGGTGTGGCCGGTGTCGCCCGCCGTGACAGGGCGGGCCGGCGACAGATGCGGTAGCGGTGCGTGTCGGCGGGCACGAGGAAGTTGGTGGAGCCCGGCGGCGCTCAGCGTTGAGCACCGGTCATTTCCCACTAGGCTCGCGATGTGGGGAACTTAACTTGGCCAATCGCCGTGTCCTTCGTGGGCCTGCTCATCCCGCTGGTGGCTGCTTACTTCCAGCAAGTGGCAGATCGCTCGTCGATCCGTCAGTTGGAGCACCTAGCCGATGTGGCTACGAAGTCGCACTCGGATGACGCAAACGGGGTCGTGGTCAAGGCAGTTCGCGCCTTGCAGATTGCGCACATCCTCGAGCTTCGACGCAGGTTGACGCACCAGGAGAAGAAGCGGGCTCTGGTCCAGTCACTGTTCTATGTCGTCTTCACTGCGGTCGGTGTTGTCTCCAGTTTCATCGCGTTGGCAGGGGCTGTGGAGTTGAAGGATGCGCCGAAGGAAATCGGCGTGCCTCTGTCAACCGTGCTGATCATCGCGAATGGCCTCTGTTTCATCGTGACGCTCCTGCGGACGGTGCCGAAGCTCAAGGAGGTGTTCTCGACGACTGCTCTTCCAGGGCTGCAAGAGCTCCTGGACGAACACGACCTCGACGGCAATCACGGAGCCGCTGCGAAAGACGAGCAACCTCCGGCCAAGAAGAGCTGGTGGGCTCGGCGGGACGCTAAAGACGGAAGCAAGCCCGCAGCGGCAAAGTGACGAAGTCGCGCAAGCAACGTCGAGCGCCCCGGCAGATTCGAACTGCCGACCTTCGAGGTAGAAGCTCGTTGCTCTTCCGCTGAGCTAGGGGCGCGGGTGGCTCGCGTGAGCCGGGATGCAGCATGCCCGCCGACAGGGATGTCAGGCGGGCATGCGGTGTTACGGAGATCATAGCGCAAAAACGAACAGGTGCGCCGGTGGCCGGTCTAAGCCGGGATCGTCTTGATCCCACTTCTGGTGATGTATTCGTCGAAGGAGTGGTTGCCGGTCAGGCTGTCAACGACCCGCGCGACCTGGTAGGGCCAATCGAGAACTGACCAAGAATTGCCGACCTTGTGCGGCAGCGGTAGGACTGCGCGGTGGCCATCGACGGACGCGACGTGGACTCTATCTACAAGGCTGCCGCGGTAGAACACGTCCACATACTCGCCAGCGATCCGTGAGTCAGCGAAGTAGCTCCAGTCCTCCGTCCAGTCCTCCCTGCTCCCGAAGGGATCGTCGGTCATGCCGAATTCGATGGACACGTCGACGTCGCTTCGTAGGACGGCGCGGGCGGAGTGGTAGCCCGCCACAGTGGCAACGTCGTTGATCGTGCCCAGGTTGTAGTTGAACTGCGGCCCCTCGTTAATCAGGTGCCAGTGATCTTCGTTTGTTCCGCTGATTGCGGCGCGTATCTGGTCCAGTCTCATGACGACATCATCTCGCTTTCGTCTGGATGGCGCTTCTTGACACGGGCCTGCTTGGTTCGCCACAGCTCGCGAAGCTGACCGGCGTTGACGTACACGCTGCCGTCAGCGGTGTGCGTCTCCAACCCGTCGTGTTGGATGTACCGGTTCAGGGTCTGCGGCGTGATCCGCATTTCCCTCGCTGCCTGCTTCTTCGTCCACCACGACGTCGCCTCGGCGGCTTCCTCGACTCGCATGTTGCGCATGAGCTCGTGTACGTCAGCGTCCTTCAGCAACGCAGCCGTGTTTCCCTCGAAGCCGCAGTATGCGCACACGAGGGTGAAGTCGGCGAGTCCTTCCGAGTGCCACTCGACGCCCATCGACGGGTCGCCGCAGACAGGGCATGGGCGAGGAAACACTGGCCTCGTTCCGCGGCCGTCACGCGGAAACCTCTTCCGGAGATTCCAGACGATCGAGGCGACGTCTCCGAAGTACTCAGCGGCCTGCTCGTGACGTTGGATCTCGTCCTCGTGGAGCAGGAGCCACACGGTGATGTTTCGCACGAGCAGTGCTGCACCTTCCGGCGTGACGCCGGCTCGGAACCCTTGCACCTCTCGACTGTTGACCCACGCGTATGAGGCGGTGACGGGCGGCGCGATGTGCAGCGCCTCGGACCAGTAGCTGACCCAGTTGAGCAGCTGCGCGTACACGCTGTCTGACTCGTCCACGGCTTCAGTGTTGAACGGTGCCGGCGCTTCTTTCGATGCAGCGCGAGGAAGACCGTCCGAGCGCTGTGCGGTCTGTGGGATGACGAGCGTCCGCACGTATGCGACGAGGCCGGGAGCCTCTTGAAGTCGCTGGCGGGTACGAGCCGCTGCAAGCGACAACAGGACGATCGGATCGACGTCAGCGTTGGTAGTAGTTTCGGTCACGAGTTCTCCTTGGGAGTATTGCGGCGAGCGTTTTGGTATCGAAGTGCTGGCCTTGGCGATGTAGGGGTGTTGCCGGGACGTTGCTGCAGTGGGGCGGTGGTCCGGTGCGTGAACGAGTTGGGCTTTCAGCGGATCAGGAGTCCTTTCGGGTCGACGCGAACCGCGGTACGGTCAGCCGGTGACTCCGCTGGCGACCTACTGGCATCCGTGGTTCTCGTACGAGTGGTGGGCCGAGATCGGCACCGGGCTTCTAGGCGTTGTCGCGGCGACGATCGTCGGTGGTGTGACTGTGTGGATTGCTCGGCGCAGCAACCGAGTGGCGCAGGAAACCGTCGAGTACACAAAGCGCGTTCGCGACGAGGACGAGAAGCGGCAGGAGCGCGACCGGCTTCGGCAGGCGCAACTCGAGCGGATCGCGTTCGCCGGGCTGGTGCGCACTTGGGTTCGAGCCGTGGACGACGCCGACTGGAACGGCCCTGGGTCCGAGTTTTCAGACGTCGTCGCTGGGCTACGGGCTCAGCTTGGCGATTTCGTCTACGACTTTGACCAATCGGGGCGGCAGGAACTCCTGCGCAAGATCGACGAGATCGTCTCGATGCGGGTGCCCAACGGCGTTGACCCGCAGCGCTTCTGGAAGGCGCGCAATATGCGCAAAGGTAACATCCCGTTACTCATCGAGGGATACGTCGCCGGGCGGCACCTGCCACATTTCGGTCTGCCGAAAGAAGCCTGATGATCACGCGCCGTCGGTCCCCGCGGGGTCACATCCTCAGATACTGACGGAGACACCTGCACTCCTGTTGCCGCGAACGCCGACCGATTGCTCGCGGGGCCGGCGCCCGTCGCCGTGGGAGTCAGGCGGGCATCCACGGCATCTCGCCAGCGATGCCGCGACGGAGGCGGCGCGGCCAGTCACGGGGATCGCGGTCGCCTCGCCATCGGACGACGGAGACCATCGAGTCGTCGTCTTCGAGGGTGCGAAGTCCCAGGCCGAACTCGGGCCAACCAAGGAGCGCTGCGGAGCCGCGGGGGCGCAGGTCGCGTTCGCCGCCGAGGGACTTGCCGTGTCCGGCGTGCGCTTCCATGAGCATCGCGACGCCGCGTTCCCGGAAACCGTCGAGCGCGACGATCAGTGGTGCTGCGTCGTCGTCGTTGTTGATGGCTTGGGGGACGAGCTTGTACAGCGGGCCGATGAGGAGCATGTCGGGCTGGTGATGGTCGATGAGCCGGTGGACCTGGTCGACGTCGGCCTGGCGGGTGAGGTCGAGCCGGATGCCCGCCGAGACGAGCACCTGTCGGCCAGGGTCGACGCGGCCGTACGTGCGGGCCATGTTCGCGACGTAGCGGGTGTTCCGCGACCACTGCAGGACGGTGTTCTCGGCGTCGATCGCGAGGACGCGGACCGGTTCGACCTGGCGGCCGTCGAACGGGTGCAGTCCGGATGCCGCGGCGATTGCGACCTGGCGGGTGAAGTAGCTCTTCCCGGACCCCTCGGAGCCGGTGAGGACGAGCCGGTCGCGACGCTCGAGCAAGCCGGGGATGAGCCAGTTCTGGGAGTCGGGCACGGCGAGGACTTCGTCGAGGTACAGCGGCTGCAGGACGGCCGCGCCGACTGCGGACCTGCGCCGGCGCACCTCGTCCTTCACCTCAAGGCGTTCCATCTCGTACGCGACCTGGCGCTCGAACTCCTCGTTCACCGGCTCCGGTTCGACCTCGGGCTCCGGCAGACGGGCCAGGCGGAACTCCTGCCAGGTGTGGCCTGCAGCGATGTGGTCCGCGGCGTCCTTCCCGACCATCGGTTCGAGGACGACGACTTCCGACTTCCCGTCAAGGAGTTCGCGGACCTGCAGCGCGTGCTTCATGCCGGGCTCGTCCATGTCGCGGACGAGGAGCACCTTCTTGCCGTGCAGCGGGGCGAGGTCGAACATCGCCGCCTTGCCAGCACCCATCGCCGTGCAGACGGCGACGAGGCCGAGCGATTCGAGTGCGTGGACGTCCTTCTCGCCCTCGGCCATCCACACCGGGTCTGCCTGGCCGACTCGCTCGACGCGGTACAGGTCCCGGCCCTTCGTGTTGCCGGACTGCCGAAACCGCTTGTCGGGGGACCGGTGTACGACCCGGCCGTCGTGGTACTTGTACTCGACGCCCTTCTGCTCGTCGAACAGGTCCTGCATGGACAGGTTGAGCTCGGCGAGGACGTCCGGGGTCGGGTCGGAGTGCGAGTGGATGAGGGTCTGCCCTTCGACCGAGCGGATCGACACCGATCGGTCCTTCGCCGAGTGCCCGGGGGCCTGCGCCTCGGCTGCCTCGTTGCCGTGCATCTGCACGATGAGGCCCCGGTCGTGGAACGCGCCGACGACTCGGTCGAATGATGCCCTACCCATCGGTCTCCTTCCCGACCTCGCCGTACTCGTCCGCGGTGAACGAGCCAGTCACGTACATCAGCCGCTCGCGCAGCTGGTTGGCTTCCTGGCGGTGCTCGGCGGCGCGGGCACGGGCTTCGTCCCGCTGCCGGCGGAGCTCAGCCCGCGTCGTCATGGCTCACCTCGAGCACCCCGCCCGATGCGGAGTACTCGGAGTCGTTCTCGATCGCGTCGACCGCCCACCGTTGCCCCGCCGGCGGCAGCGGGTGCGGTCCACGGGCTTCCCTGGTCCGAGCGAGGCGGATCCGCTTCTGCCGCTGCAGGTGGCCTGGCTCGAGGTAGACACCGGGGCTGTCGCGGCGGAACTCGTTCATCAGGTCCGCGGCGTCGTCGTACGACATGTCCGGCAGCGTCTCCGCCCAGATGATTGCGGCGAGCTGCGTGACCTTGCGGTTATCGACCGCCGACGCCCGGCCCAAGAGCCGGAACGCTTCCTGCTGATCCATCGGGACCTCCGTAGAGTCGCTGGTATTCGAGGGCGGCGATCTCAGCGTTGCTGAGCTTCCGCGGTGGGGCTGACGGGTGCGGCTCGGGTAGCGAGTTCTCCCACCCGTCGCCGCTGAGCCACGTCTTGAGGTACGGCACGAACCGCTGCGGGGTACCCGCCGCGACATGCGCGTCGCCGTGCGTGATGATCGCGGCGGTCAGATCGAGGCTGGGGTGCTTCTTCCGCACCGCCTGCCACTGCTGCAGCGCCCGCGCCTTGTCGTTCTTCCTGGGCCAGTGCGCCCACGCTTCCTCGAACGCTTCGGGGTAGATGCGCTTCTCTGGTGATTCCTCTGGGGGTTCATTACTGGAGGATTCATAAGCGCGGTCATCCTGAACGGTTGAGCGCGACCCAGATGATCGGTTGGGCGCATCAGGTTGACCTGTGGTCAATTTGACCGGTTGTGCGCCGACGACCAGGCGGTATCGGTCGCTGGTCCTCGTTCCGTCCTGCCGAGCACGTCGTGCCCGGATGATCAGCCCGTCCCGCTCGAGCTCCGAGAGTGCACGGCGAACCGTGATCACGGCGACGCTCGTCATCTCGGCCAGACGCTCCTGACCTGGGTAGCAGGAGTTGAACTCGTCGGCCATGTCAGCGAGGGCGAGGAGAACGAGCTTCCGCGTGCCGGGCAGCTTCAGCTCCCACGCCCACGACGTTGCCCTGTGCGCCATCGTCAGACCACCTCCGCGCGGATGGCCCGTGCGAGCATTGTCGCGACGGCGGGCAGCTGCCGGTTCACGTCGGCGTGCTGCAGTCGTCCCTGCTGCCCGTACACGGCCAGCCGGAGAATGTTCTGCAGCTGCAGGAGGATGCCGAACGACACCCCCAGGACGTTGTCCGGGTTCGGGAGCTCCGGCGAGCGCTGACGGTCGGTGCGCTCGACGATGTGGTCGAGGAGCAGGAGTGCCGGCACGAGCTCGTCGAGCGAGTCCGTGGGGAGCTGCTGCGGGGC